AAAAAGGAGGATAAAGACATGGCAAAAACAAAAATTGAGCCGCTGTATATCGGCACGAAGGAAGCGTGCGAGAGGTATTCAATCGGCAAGACTACGCTGTTTGCGTTGTTTCACCTTGAGGGTTGCCCGAAGATCGGGAAGTTGGGCAATCAGAAACGCATCCCGGTGAAGGAGTTTGATGTGTTCTTTGAGCAGGTGCTCATGGACGGGTATTACAAGCCGCAGACCTTTGAAAAGGAACAGGAGCCGCTTGTGATGGAGCAGATCATGCAGGATGTGGCGCAAAGATCGGCACCGGTCGGACGGCAGCAGCCTGATTACAACTCGTTCGGGCGGTATGTGATGCAGCTCATGCAAGACCCGGAGATACAAAAGGAGTATGAGCAGTGGCTCAAGGAAGGGGCGAAGGTGGGGTGATGAAGCTGAAGAAACAGACACCGCTGCGCAGTGATGTGCCGTTGCAGAGCTTCTACTACGTGTACGGCAGCTGGGAGGGATATCCGTTTTGCGGCGGGTGGTCGGTGGTAAGAGCCGAGAACCGAGCAAAGGCGGACAGCCTGTTCAGACGTAGGCATCCGGACAGGACAACGGGCACGCTCAACTGCGCTTTCGTTTACACCTGGGACGAGTTTATGCAGACGGGCATGAGCATCAAGGGCAATTTCGGCATCGGCTGCAGGGAGATCATTGAAGAAAATTATGTAAAGGAGATCAGAGTATGAGCATGGAAATGAAAACGTTTCTTTTTTGCGTTTGTTGGGTTGTTACGGTTGCGGCATTTGCATGGCTTCTTGTGCAGCGCAGGCTGGACAAACAGACGATCATTGAAAAGGACAAGACCATTGAGGGGTTAAAAGACTTCAACTGCAGGCTGATGCATGAGCTGTACAAGGAAAAAGGAATTTCGGGGCCGTTTGTGATGCCTGCGGAAGAACCGGAACAGGGGCCTGACTTTGATGTGAAAGAAGTGTTCCCGGCGAATGCAGAGTGCGAGACGCAGAATGACCCCTCTGTCTGCGTTGCAGACATCTCCCCTTTCAGGGGCGACGAGCGTTTTGAGGGGGTTACGAGTGACGAGGAGGACGGCAATGAACAATAAAACAGTGATTGCGCTGATCGGCATGATGCTCGGGGTTCTCATCGTTCTGATGCTTGGTTTCTTTTTCAGTGAGGACAAGCCTGACACGGTGTTTTGCATGGAAAGTCAGCCGGAGCAGGCGGATGGGCTGTTGTTTGATCCCGTGACGGGGCATGTGTATAAGTGCTTCGAGCGTAAGGACGGGAACTACCAGCTGTGGCTGTACCCTGACGGGAACCTGCAAGTGGTGTACTACATAGAAAAGGACGGTGAAAAGGAATGACAGCAGAAGCACAAAAGGCTGTTCTTCTTGCGGCTTATGACATTATTCAAAAGGTTTACAGAGATGTGCTACAAACAACACCGAGAGGGAGTCGGCATGAAGATTTGATTTATGACTTTCAGGAAGTCATGGACAAGGTTTTCAAGATTTCCACAAGACTGACGGAAAGGCGGTGACGGCAGATGACCTTGTTTGAACATCTGCAGACGTGCAGCATTTTCGAGATGGCGGACTTTATTGATGAGATGCTGGCGGAAAAGGAAAAATGCTTTGAACAAAAACTGCAGGAAGCAGGTATCAATTTCACAACAATCAGCCTTGAACCGAGCATCAGACAGAAAAAGCTGGTGGATGAGCTGATGAAGGAAGTAGGTGACGGAAGATGATGCGTGCGTACAGGGGAAAGCGCAAAGACAACGGCGAGTGGGTATATGGTTGGTGTTGTTTCAATTCCATTATGAAAAGCGCATGGATTATTGACCTGGAGGAAGGATGCAGCCATGCGTATGAAGTTGTCCCGGACACAGTCGGGCAGGACACGGGACTGACTGACAAGAACGGCAAACACATTTTCGAGGGCGACATTGTGAATGCCGTTTATCAATCAGGCTATGCCGGTATTGAAAATACGGATTTCGGGAACGGCATTGTGCTGTATTTTGACTCTTATTACGGCGGTGCTTCATATCACATTGACATGATCGGCGAATTGGGATACAGAGTATTTTCTGCAGGACTGCAAGACGGAGTGACAGTGCTTGGCAACATCTTTGACAATCCGGAACTCACAGAAAAAAGCTGCTGAGAAGCGGGCACTTCTCAACAGCACACATCAGGACGTTCCCCGAGGGGAACAAGAACAATATAACAGAAAGGACTGAAAAAGTCAAATGAGTGGAAATACAGTGAAGATCAACACGTTGGAAATGGAGAACGTGAAAAGGATCAAGGCGGTGCAGCTGGTGCCGGGGGAAAATGGCTTGACCGTGATCGGCGGTAACAACGGCCAGGGCAAGACGAGCGTGCTTGATTCCATTGCATGGGCCCTGGGCGGTGACAGATTCCGTCCCGGTACGGCACAGCGAGAGGGTGCGGACACACCGCCGAGCCTGCGGCTGACCCTTTCAAACGGCCTTGTGGTGGAGCGCAAGGGCAAGAACAGCGATCTGAAGGTGACAGACCCCAACGGGCAGAAGTACGGCCAGGCGTTGCTTGATTCCTTTATATCCGTATTCGCACTGGATGTACCGCGGTTCATGAACGCTTCGGGCAAGGAAAAGGCGAACATTCTGCTGCAGATCATCGGTGTGGGCGAGCAACTGCAGGAGCTCGAACGCAAGGAAAAGGCCTTGTATGACGAGCGCACCATGATCGGCCGTGAGGCACAGCAGAAGAAGCACTATGCAGAGCAGCTGCCGCTGTTTGCGGACGTGCCCGACAAGGTGATCAGCGTTTCTCAGCTGATTGAACGGCAGAAAGAGATCCTTGCAAAGAACGGTGAAATCGCACGCAAACGACAGAACCTGCAGGCACTCAAAGACCGTGAAGCCCTGCTCGACAGAGAGATCGCAGGTGTGCAGGAACGGCTTACATTCTTGCAGGAACAGCTGAAGCAGGTGCGTGAAGATATTCTGATCGCTTCTGTGGACGAGGGCACGTGGGTGGATTTCCCGACCGATGAGATCGAACGGGACATTGCCAACATTGAGCAGACCAACGAGAAGATCCGCAGCAACCTCAACCGCCAATTTGCCCTTGAGGATGCAGGAGAAGCCGAGCAGAGATATGCAGACAAGTCGGCAGAGATTGAGGCGGTGCGCAAAGAAAAACGGGATCTGCTTCTGGGTGCGGATCTGCCGCTTGCGGGGCTGACGGTGGAAAACGGTGAGCTGTTGTTCAACGGTCATCCCTGGGACTGCATGAGCAGCTCCGAGCAGCTGCGGGTTGCCACGGCGATCGTGCGAAAGCTGAATCCCGCCTGCGGCTTTGTACTGCTTGACAAGTTGGAGCAGCTGGATCTTGACACCCTTGCACAGTTCGGTGCATGGCTCGAACAAGAAGGTCTGCAGGCGATTGCAACAAGGGTTTCCACCGGGGATGAGTGCTCGGTGATCATCGAGGACGGAGTCAGCCGCCATGTGAATGAAGAAAACCAATTTGACGGATGGGGGGCGTTGTTGAATGTTTGAGATCTCGCAAGGAATACAGAACACGGCACAGAGGGTTGTGATTTACGGTGTGGAAGGCATCGGCAAGAGTTTGTTTGCGGCGAAATTTCCGCAGCCTGTTTTTATTGACACGGAAGGAAGCACAGGCGAATACCATCTGCGCAGACTGAAACGACCGACAAGCTGGAATATGCTGTTTGATGAGGTGCGATATGTAATCAAGATGCACATTGTGAACAATTACGGCACACTTGTCATTGACACGCTTGACTGGGCGGAGCTGCTTGCGGTGCAGTATCTGTGTGATGTGTATTCAAAAAAAGGTCTTGAGGACTTCGGCTACGGAAACGGTTATACATACCTGAAAGAAGAATTCTCAAGATTGCTGAATCTGCTTGAAGAAGTGATCGACTGCGGTGTTCATGTGGTGTTGACGGCCCACGCACAGCTTCGCAAATACGAAGAACCGGGTGAAATGGGAGCCTATGACCGTTGGGAGCTCAAACTCGGTAAGAAAACCACCAATCAGGTTGCACCGCTTGTGAAAGAATGGTGTGATATGCTGCTGTTTTTTAACTACAAAACAATCGTTATTGCCAAAGATGATAAGGGCAAAAAGTTCACAGCCACGGGCGGCCAAAAAAGAATGATGTATTGCACCCACACCGCCTTGTGGGATGCAAAGAACCGACACGGTCTGCCTGATGAGGCGGAAATGGATTACAGGGTGATCATGCCGTACATCCTTGAGAAAAAGGATCTCGGGGTCGGCGGTATGGATGTGCTGGCGAACAACACCGTGCAGGCGGCAACACAAGTATATGCACCTGCACCGCCACCGCAAGCAATACCGCAACCGATGCCGACACCTGCACCGCAGCCGAATCTGTTGGACATGGCAGAGGATGCACCAACGGCAAGTGCGATCCCGAAGGCACTGGCGGATCTGATGCAGGCAGACGGCATCACGGAACAGCAGGTGTGTAATGCTGTCGCCAAAAGAGGCTTCTTCCCGGCAGGAACACCGATTGCAAACTACGGCGAACAGTTCATAAACGGCATGCTCATTGCACAGTGGCCGACGGTGAAGGCCATTATTACAAAATTCGGATTATAAGAAAAAATCTTACGATTTATCAACCCCCCGTCCCCCAATCTTGGGGGCGAAAAGGTGTTTCTTGTTCAATAAGCTTGCGTCATTCAATGAGCCGCAGGCGAATTATAAGCTAAATTGCTCACAACGCGAGCAATTTCCTATATAATAAAAAAATTATCAGGAGGTATTTTTATGATGAACGCAAACACAAACAACAACGGCAGAGAGCTGTCCTGGGACAGCCTGATCGAAAAGGAATCGGAGTTTACACTTCTTGACGAGGGTGACTACCCGTTCAGGGTGGAGAGCTTCACAAGAGGAAGACACGGCGGTTCGGCAAAATTGCCCGCGTGCCCGAAGGCAATTCTCAAGATTGCTGTTCTTGACCCGAGCACGCAGAAAACCCTGACCACGATCGAACATAATCTGTTTTTACATTCTTCGGTTGAGGGACTGCTCAGCAGCTTCTTCATTGCCGTGGGGCTGAAAAAGCACGGCGAGCCGACAAAGATGAATTTTGAAGGTGCGGTCGGGAGAACGGGCATGTGCCATGTGTATGTTGACAAATGGAAAGGCACCGACGGCAAGGACAAACAGAGCAACAAGATCAAGTATTTTCTTGATCGCAAGGACGATCCGACACAGCCTGCGCAGGCGGCATACCAACAGCCTGTACCGCAAACATACAGCCGGCCTGTGCAAGGTGCACCGCAGTATGCACAGGGCACGGGACAGAGTGCACCGCAGTATGTTCAGCCCAATATGCCGAACACACCGACTCAGACAGGGGTGCCGCAGGGCTGGGGCAACCTTCCGTTTGTTGAATAAGGTGTTGTTATGTTACGACCCTATCAGGAAGAAGCGAAGACGGCGGTGTTCAGGGAGTGGGAAACGTATGACAAGACCCTGCTTGTGCTTCCCACCGGCTGCGGCAAGACCGTCGTGTTTGCAAGCATTGCAGAGGAACTTGTGCGGCAGGGGAAAAGGGTGCTGATTCTTGCGCACCGCGGGGAGCTGCTTGAGCAGGCCGCCGACAAAATAAAGGCTTTCACGGGGTTGGGTTGTTCGGTCGAAAAGGCGGAGCAGACCAGTCTCGGAGAATGGTACAGAATTACGGTAGGCAGTGTGCAGAGCATGTTGCAGGACAAGCGGCTCGGACGGTTCCGCAAAGACCATTTTGACAATGTGATCGTGGATGAAGCACACCATGCGATCACGGACGGCTACAAGAAGGTGCTTTCTCATTTTGAGAATGCCAAGGTGTTGGGGGTCACGGCGACCCCCGACCGTGGCGACATGAAAAACCTCGGCACGGTGTTTGATTCGCTCGCCTATGAATACACCCTGCCGCAGGCGATCAAAGACGGCTATCTCGTGCCGATCAAGGCATTGACGGTGCCGTTGCGGCTGGATCTGACGGACGTCGGCACACAGGCAGGCGACTACAAGGCCGGGGATGTGGACAATGCACTCGACCCGTACCTCGAGCAGATTGCCGAAGAAATGAAAAGAACGGTGTCGGACAGAAAAACGGTGGTGTTCTTGCCGCTGATCAGGACCGCACAGAAGTTCTGTGAGATCTTACGAAAACACGGATTTCGGGCGGCAGAGATCAACGGCACGAGCGAAGACCGAAAAGAGATCCTGCAAAGGTTCGCGGACGGCGAAATTGACGTGCTGTGTAATGCCATGCTGTTGACAGAGGGCTGGGACTGCCCGTCGGTAGACTGCGTGGTTGTGCTGCGGCCGACCAAGGTCAGAGCCTTGTATGCGCAGATGATCGGCAGAGGGACAAGGCTTTGTGATGGCAAAAAGGATCTGCTGCTGTTGGATTTTCTGTGGCACACTCGACGGCATGAGCTGTGCAGACCTGCCTGCCTGATCGCAGGTGAAGAAGACGTCGCCGAGCGCATGACGAAAAACATGGAAGAAGCGGCAGGGGTGGCTTTCGACCTGCAGGAAGCACAGCAGACAGCCTGCACCGATGTGGTCAAAGACCGTGAAAATGCCCTTGCCGAAGAACTCAGACGGCAAAGGCAGAAAAAGCGGGAGCTGGTGGATCCGTTGCAGTATGCAATGAGTGTCGCAGCGACGGATTTTACAAGCTATGTGCCGTCGTTTCCGTGGGAAATGCAGGCTATGGAAGACAAGACCCGAAAGAATCTTGAAAAATTGGGTATTTTTACGGATGAAATCGCTTGCGAAGGGCAGGCAAGGAAAATACTTGACCTTGCAGAAAAGCGCAGGGAGGGCGGTTTTTCGAGTGCAAAACAGATCCGCTTTTTAGAGGGACACGGCTTTCGGAATGTCGGGCAGTGGTCGCAGACGGATGCCAAAAAGATGATCTACCGCATCAAGGCAAGCGGATGGAAGGTGCCGCACGGGATCGTGCCTGAAGAGTATGTGCCGTAAGGGAGGGTTGATTTTTGCAATATGAAAAAACAGATTTAACCGAACTGCTGGACTACATCGACCCTGTCGTATGCTCCTATCAGGAATGGCTGACGGTCGGGATGGCACTCAAATTTGAGGGCTATGACCTGAGCGTATGGGACGATTGGTCAAGACGGGATCCTGCCCGATACCATGACGGGAACTGCCGCAACAAGTGGCTGGGCTTCAACGGCTCACAGACTCCCGTAACAGCCGGCACGGTGGTTAATCTTGCCAAGGAACACGGCTGGAGTCCTGCAAGGGGCGGAAAAGAGCTTTCGTGGGACAGCCTGATCGGTGAAAAGAAGATCATTGACACGGCATGGATTGAGGGCACGGAGATTCACATTCCCGACGAATGGCAGCCCGGAGAGCAGTGCCGACAGCTGATTACCTATCTGCAGACCTTGTTCGATACAACGGAAAACGTCGGATATGCGGTTGAATGCTGGGAGCAGGAAGACAGGCTGATGCCGAAAAAGGGTTGCTTCGACCGCACCGCCGGGCAGATCATTGAGGAACTCAGCCGTTGCGACGGTGACATCGGCAGCGTGATCGGCGACACGAACAGAAAAGCGGGTGCATGGATCCGTTTCAATCCCTTGGACGGCAACGGGGTCAAGGACATCAATGTGACGGACTACCGTTTTGCCTTGGTGGAATGCGACGATCTGGCACTTGACAAACAGAATGCCGTGATCCGAGAGCTGGAGCTGCCTGTGGCCGCTTTGGTGTACAGTGGTAAAAAGAGCCTGCATGCCATTGTGCGCATTGAAGCGGCAGACAAAACGGAATACAAAAAACGGGTGGATTTTCTGTATAACGTATGCCGGAAAAACGGGCTGAAGATCGACACGCAGAACAAGAACCCGTCGAGGCTGTCGAGAATGCCCGGCATTGACCGCGGCACATCCAAGCAGTATCTGCTTGATACCAACATCGGAAAAGCCGGCTGGGATGAGTGGCAGGCATGGATCGAGGAGATCAACGACGATCTGCCCGAGCCCGAGAGCTTCGGTGCATTCTGGGAGGATCTGCCCGAACTCTCACCGCCGCTGATCGACGGGGTGTTGCGACAGGGACACAAAATGCTGCTTGCGGGCCCGTCGAAAGCCGGCAAGAGTTATGCCCTCATAGAACTGTGCATTGCCATTGCCGAGGGGGTGCAATGGTTGGGATTCAGATGTGCAAAGGGCAAGGTGCTGTATGTCAATCTGGAAGTGGACCGTGCATCATGCCTGCACCGATTCAAGGATGTGTATACGGCATGGGGATTGCCGCCGGGAAATCTGCAGAACATCGATATATGGAACCTGCGAGGCAAAGCCGTACCGATGGACAGCCTTGCGCCGAAACTCATCCGCAGAGCCGCAAAAAAGGGCTATATAGCCATTATCATCGACCCGATCTACAAGGTCATCACCGGGGACGAAAATTCCGCTTCGGAAATGGCGAAGTTCTGCAACCAGTTTGACAAGGTGTGCAACGAGCTCGGCTGTGCGGTGATCTACTGCCACCACCATTCAAAAGGCGGACAGGGCGACAAGAAGTCCATGGACAGAGCATCGGGATCGGGGGTGTTTGCAAGAGATCCCGATGCCATGCTCGACCTGTTGGAGCTGGAATGCGACGAGAACATTTATAAAACGCTCGAAGACGATGCCGCGTTGCAGGTAATGTACCGATATCTGGACAAGCGATACCCGAACGGCTGGGACGGCGAAGTGTCGGACGATGACATGATGAGCCCGGTGCAGATGAAAAAAGCGTGTTACAGACTGCTGCCAAGTGAACTGTATGATGCTTGCATGCAAGACTGCGAGCAGGCAAAGAAACAGACACACAGCAAGACTGCCTGGCGGTTGGAGGGAACGCTGCGAGAGTTCCCGCGATTTGACCCGATCAATCTGTGGTTTAACTTCCCCGTGCATGTGCAAGACCGCACGCAGGTGCTGTCTGACCTTTCGACGGCAAACTCAAAGGGCAGTCCGTACAAAAAGAATTTTTCACGCAAAAAGAGTGCCGAGCACAGACAGGAAGACAGAAAGCAGAGCATTCAGGCAGCATTCACAGCCGTGGCAAAAAACGGAAAAGCGAAGATCGCAGACCTGGCAGAGGTGATGGGTGTGAGTGAAAAGACGGTGAAGAACAGAGCCGTTGAAAGCGGATGTTTTGAGGTAGAAAAAGGCTTTGTTTTCAGCCTTTGAAAAACGGAAAAAGTCGAATGATTTTCCACTTTCCGAAAGTAGAAAATGTCGAATGATTTATCGAGATTTTCTAAAAGTGGAAAATGTCGAATAAATTATCGAGATTTTCCGAAAACAGAAACACTTTACCCCCTTACGGGGGTATAAGGGAAATTTTCCGCCGGAAAAGCAAGGGAAAAATTTGGTGTCGGCGAAGCGAACGCCGAACACCGAAATTTTCCGTTCCTTGCAAAGGGCGCACCGTAAAAACCCCTCTGTCACTTCGTGACATCTCCCCTTTCAGGGGCGACAAGGGGGATTGAGGATCAACACAAAAACAGAGGTGAACAAGATGCAATTTTTTATGCCGATGATACCGCCGACGGTGACACACCAGGAGAAGAAGACGACCGTTAACAAGATGACCGGAAAGGTCATTTATTATGAGCCGGCTCAACTCAAAAACGCAAGAGCGAAGCTGACTGCTGCACTGCATCCGCACAGACCGGCCGAACCGATGGACGGTGCAATATATCTGCAGACGGCATGGGTGTTCCCGGCAGACGACAAGCATCCGCCGAAGACCTGGAAGACCTCGAAGCCCGATACCGACAACCTGCAGAAGATGCTCAAGGACATCATGACCGAGCTCGGATTCTGGAAAGACGATGCGTTGGTGTGCTGTGAACATATCTCGAAGACATACGGGGATGTGCCGGGTGTTATGATCGAAATTCACGAAATATGGAGTGACGGCATTTGAACAATAACAAAGATACGCTGATGATGTGTCCGTTTTACCAGCGTGAGGGCGGCAAGCAGACCATTCAGTGTGACTCCAAGGCGGTCATGGACGGCACGGCAAAGTGCGTGCACTGCTTCCGAAGCAACGCACGAAGGGATCGCTTTGAAAAGAAATACTGCATGGATGTCAAGGGATGGCAAAGCTGCCCCTGGGCACAAGTGATTATTGCGAAGTTGCAATAATCACAATGCACCTGCGGTGGTGATATGCACGCTGAAGCGTGATGATATGCACACCTGCGGTGTGATGATATGCACCTGCGGTGATGATATGCATTCCTTGCGGAATGATGATATGCAACACTGCGTGTTGATTTGGCAACGGAAAGACCTCTTCGGAGGTCTTTTTTGCCCTATGGGGAGAAATTGGGAAGTGTTGCATGGTAAAGTGTTTGCAGGAGGTGAAAAGGATTTGAAATTGACCGAGGAGCAGTGGGCCGAGGCCAAGGGACTGTATGTTGCGGGTCAGATGTCTTACAGAGATCTGGCACAGCATTACGGTGTGGCACTTTCAACAGTTTATAAACGCGGCAAGGACGAATCCTGGGGCGCCTTGCGGGAGGATGTTTCGGAAGAAACAACAACACAAAAAATGTTGGTGTTTTCGGAAGAAGCGAAGAAGCGAACAAAGCAGATCGCCGACATTTACGGGCGACTTGTGAATGTGCTGGATGCAGAAAGCCGTGCGCTTGAACAGAGGATCGAGGACGGCGGCAGTGTGATGACAAAGGCACTCAATGACTATATTTTTGCACTGAAAACGCTCAAAGAGATCGGCAACATCAAAACAGAACAGGATATCCGTGAGCAGGATGCTCGCTTGCGGCTGCTTGAAAAACAGATCGCGGAATCGACAGACAGCGGCGGTGTGGCCGTGACGGTGTCTTTTGAGGGGGTGGACGGATGCGAAGTATAAATCTTGTCTTACCGCCCCCGAACGATAAACAGTATCTTTTTTTGAAGGATACGCACAAGTATATTGCCTTCGGCGGTGCACGAGGCGGCGGCAAGAGCTGGGCGGTCAGGGTGAAAGCGATCCTGCTGTGCCTGCATTATGCGGGGATCAAGGTCATGATCGTCCGTCACACATACCCGGAGCTGCGTGCGAACCACATCGGCCCCATGCGGCAGATGCTCGGTGACATTGCAGAATACAAAGAGAGTGTCAAGGAGTTTCACTTTCCGAACGGCAGTGTGATTCTGTTCCGTCACTGCCAGAACGAGAAGGACGTGGACAAGTACCAGGGCACGGAAGTGGACGTGCTGTTTCTGGACGAAGCGACACAGCTGAGCGAAGAAGTGTTCAACCGCATCAAGGCTTGCGTGCGCGGTGTCAATTCTTTTCCGAAACGGATCTATCTGACCTGTAACCCCGGTGGTGTGGGACATGCCTGGGTCAAGCGGCTGTTTGTGGACCGCAGCTACAACACGGGCGAGAACAGCGAGGAATATTCCTTCATCCGTTCGCTTGTGACCGATAACAAGGCTCTCATGCGTGAGGATCCGGACTACATCAGGCAGCTTGAAGCCCTGCCGCCGAAACTTCGCAGGGCATGGCTGGAGGGGGACTGGAACATATTTGAGGGACAGTTCTTTGAGGAATTCAGGGACGATCCCGCGCACTATCTTGACCGACGACACACCCATGTGATTGAGCCGTTCAGGCCACCGAGGGAATGGACGGTTGTGCGCTCGTTTGACTTCGGATTCTCGAAGCCTTTTTCCTGCGATTGGTGGGCCATTGACTATGACGGCAGAGCGTATCTGATTCTGCAGCTGTACGGCTGTGCAGGTGTGCCGAATGAGGGTGTGAAATGGCATCCGCCGCAGATCTTCGCAGAGATCGCAAGGCTCGAACGCGAGCACCCGTATCTGAAAGGCCGTCAGATCTTCGGTGTGGCGGATCCGTCCATCTGGGACGGCAGCCGCGGAATTCCGATCATTGAAGACGCGGACCGTGCAGGGGTGTATTTCACGCCCGGTGAGAATACACGGCTCCCGGGTTGGATGCAATGCCACTACCGTCTTGCCTTTGACGAAAACGGCTTTCCGATGGTGTATTTCTTTAAAAATTGCACCCATGCCATACGCACCCTGCCGCTGCTGCAATACAGCGACACGAAGCCCGAGGACCTGAACACCGAGCAGGAGGACCACTTTGCAGACTCGTTCCGCTATTTCTGCATGAGCCGACCCATTCAGCCCGTGTATAAACCCGAAAAGAAGATCCCCGACAAGGATCCGTTAAACTTATATACTGCATATTAAGGAGGAATTATGAACACACAAGAAAAAGAAATCTTCGCATCCGATGAACGGCACGGACAGGAAGTCATCGGCAAGGAACAGGTGCTCAAGGCCGCCGAGATTCTTACGAAGTACAAGGCAGGCAAGACAAAGCTTGAAAGCCGTGTGATCGATCACGAGGAATGGTTCAGAATGCAACACCGCAGGGACACATCGAAAAAGAAAAGCAAGCCGACGGCATGGCTGTTCAATTCCCTTGCGAACAAGCATGCGGACTTCATGGACAACTTCCCCGATGTGACCGTGCTGCCCCGTGAAGAAGCCGACGGACAGGCCGCCAAGGATCTGACGGACATTCTGCCCGTGATCTTAGAGCAGAACCGATTCAAGCAGACCTATTCGCGCGCCAGCTGGGACAAGCCGAAGCACGGCTGTGCGATCTATTCGGTGCTGTGGGACAGTAGCAAGCTCAACGGCCTGGGTGACATTGCCGTCAATAATGTGGACGTGCTCAACCTGTTCTGGGAGCCCGGCTGTATGGATATTCAGAAAAGCAAGAACGTGTTTTTCGTGTATCTTGCCGACAATGACGACCTTGTGTCTGCCTATCCGTTTCTCAACGGCAGGCTCGGCGGAATCGGCTTTACGCTCGCACAGTACCGCTACGACGAGAGCATTGACACGACCGGCAAGACCGCCGTTGTGGACTGGTATTACAAGAAGCATCTTGCAGACGGCAGAACGGTGCTGCATTACTGCAAGTTTATCGGGGAGTATGTGCTGTATGCTTCGGAGAACGACCCGCAGCTTGCGGACAAGGGTTTTTATAATCACGGCAAATATCCCTTTGTGTTCGACACACTGTTCCCCGAAGAGGGGACGCCCTTCGGCTTCGGTTACCTTGATCTGCAGAGAGAAACGCAGACCGCCATTGACGAAATGACCGCCGCACTCGACCGCAATGTGTTGGACTCCACAAAGAAGCGGTATTTTACCCGCATTGACGGATCGATCAACGAAAAGGAGTTTGCGGATCCCGATAAGGAGTTCATCCATGTGGCAGGATCAAGCCTCGGAGAAGACAGCATCCGTGCACATGAAGTAAACATGGCAACGGGCAATGTGCAGAACTATCTGCAATACCGTGTCAATGAACTCAAAGAGGTCACTTCAAACCGTGACTTTTCGTCCGGCGGTGTCAGTTCGGGGGTTACTTCGGGTGCGGCCATTTCCGCTTTGCAGGAAGCCGGCAACAAAACAAGCCGTGATATGATCGCAGACACTTACTTTGCATTCACGCAGATCTGCGAGCTGATCATTGATCTGATGCGGCAGTTCTACAACACGCCGAGAACGTTCCGTATTATGGGTGAGAACGGCGAACAGGCATTCACACAGTTTGATGCCGCAGCCATCGGCGGCCGCAACCTGGATGCAATGGGTGTTTCCTTCGGCACGGCAGAGCCTGTGTTTGACATCACCGTCAAGGTGCACAAGCTCAATCCCTATGCACGGCAGGCACAGAACCAGGATGCGATCAACTTCTACAACATGGGATTCTTCAATCCGTCCAACGATGTGCAGGCTCTGGCGTGTCTTGAGTATCTTGAGATCGAAAACAAGGACAAGCTGCAGCAGATCATACAGCAGAACGGACTGAACCTGCGGTGTCAGCAGCAGCTGTATCCGTTGTGTGTGCAGATGGCACAGCAGCTCGAAGCGACTATGCCGGGCATTTATGCACAGGTGATGAGTCTGTTGGCACCGACACAGATCGGACAGCAGATCATTCAGGCACAACAACAGGCCCTTGCCGTACCGGCACACAAAGCGGCCGGCGAAGTACAGAAGAAAGAAAACACCGTGATGGAGGGAGGCTTACGTGCGGCGCAGTCGGTCGCACCGAGAGTATGACGAAGATTGAGTACAAAATCGGCAAGGATGAATGCATATTACGTGTGAAAGGCCATGCAGGCTATGCGGAGAAGGGCAAGGACATTGTGTGTGCAGGCATTTCGGCACTGTGCACGGCTTTGTACAAGGCGGTCATGGCATCAAATTCGATGATCCAATGCATGACCGCCGACGGTGAACTCGACATCAGAGCGACCGATCACGGCGGTGATGTGCGTTCCATGTATGCCATGGCGGTGCTGGGATTCAATGAAATTGCCGCCGAATTTCCCGATTTCGTAAAAATTGAAAAAATTTAAACGCACGGGGAGAAATCAGCCTTTCATGTTTGCTACACTGCAGACATGAGGGGCATTTCTTTTGCACTCAAAAAAATGACACATCGGAAAGACGAGGCAAATTTTATGGAAAAACTTTTTTGTTTGCAGTTTTTTGCCGAAGGTAGTGCCGAAGGCGGCGCACCTGCAGCAAATAACAGCGGACTCACGGGCGATTTCAAAGCGGACTTCGCAACACATGTGTTGAAGAATCCCGCAGGGACAGCCGCCGTGTCCCGTCGGGCGAATCAGACGGAAGATCCTGCACCGGTACAGGAGAAAACCGAACCGCAAGCACCCGCCGCCGGGGAGCAACCGAAAGCCGAAGAACAGCCCAAAGATTTCGACAAAGAGTTCGATGAGCTGATCAAAGGCGATTACAAGACTGCGTTTCAGAAGAAAACGCAGGCGATCATCAATGAACGTTTCAAGCAGAACAAGCAGGCCGAAACGGTGCAGTCGGAGTATGAAGACATGCTCTCGCCCTTGTATGACAAATACGGTGTCAAAAAGGGTGACAGGACCGCACTGAAAGCCGCGATTGAAGCGGATGACTCTTATCTTGCCGAAGAAGCCGCAAGAAGGCATGTCACCAAAGAGCAGGTCAGAGTCGAAAGACAGCTTGCCAAGGTGACACAGCAACAGCAGGCTGACAGACTCAGACAGCAACAGCAGGAAGCCAACACACGCAAGTGGAACGCATGGCAGAGTGAAGCCGCCGAGGTTGCGAAGACATACCCGGGCTTTGACCTGCAAAGTGAGATCCTGAACAACGAGCAATTCGCACAGATGCTTGACAAGGGGCTGAGTGTTAAGCAGGCCTATGAAAGCGTTCACTTTGATGAAATCATGCAGAAGCTGACACAGACGGCGGTGCAGGATGCCGCCGCCAGAACCGCACGAAGCATTGCCGCCAACGGCAACAGAGCCGTTGAGGGGGCACTGGGTGCACAGCCCGGTGTGGCAACTAAGCAGAGTGTGCAGGATCTGACAGGACGTCAGATCGAGGACATCCTGAAACGGGTCGGAAGGGGCGAAAAAATTACCTTCTGACACGATTGTGTTTATATTAAGGAGTGAAAATAATCATGAAGAAAATTTTTGATCTGCAGTTCTTTGCAGATACCAATGCAGACTATGTGGTAAATGCCACGGGCGGCACGATGCAGGGCGGTGTGATCACCGACCCGAATGCACTGTCCGCCGAAATGAAAACCTTTTATGACAAGACCCTGATTTATCTTGCAGGTCCCAAGCTCATTCATGCGCAGTTCGGTCAGAAGCGACCCATTCCTGCGAACAACGGCAAGACGATTGAATTCCGAAGATTTTCCAAGCTGCCGAAGGCACTCAAGCCCATTACCGAGGGTGTGACCCCTGCCGGTAACAAGCTGCGTGTGTCCGCTGTTACTGCCACGGTGGATCAGTACGGTGATTATATTGAGCAGACCGACATGCTGGAAATGACTTCTGTGGACAATACTATTTTGGAAGCCACCAGGGAGCTTGCAGATCAGGCAGCCCTGACCCTTGATACAGTGATCAGAAATGAGATCGTCGGCGGCACGAATGTGTATTATGTTCCCGAAGTCAACGGCAGCACCGAAACCGAAATTCTTTCCCGTGCTGACATCACTGCGAATTGCAGACTTCGCGTGAAGGATGTTTTCCGTATTGCAGCCGCACTCAAGGCTGTTAATGCACCGAAAATCAACGGCAGTTATATTGCTATCATTCATGCGTTTGTAGCCAATGACCTGATGATGGAAGCCGGTGACAAGTGGATTGAGGTAAACAAATATGCATCTCCCGAAAACATTTTCGAAGGCGAGCTCGGTAAACTCGGCGGCATCCGTTTTGTGGAAAGCTCCGAAGCCAAGATCATCGGCCCTGCTGTTATTTCAGACGGCTTGAGCCGCCTGACGGTTGCCGAAAAGGCTGCAAGCGGTGCTACCGCTGTCAAGGTCAATGAAGTACTGACCGCAGCAACACCCGTTGAACCGATCGAAGTGTATGTAAACGGTGTCAAGAACACCGTGACCAAGATCGAAGCCGCTGCTGACGGGACCACCCTGACTCTCGGCACGGCACTCTCTGCCGCTGTTGAAGCTGACAGCATCGTCTGCGGTACGGGTGCAGGCAAGGACGGTTCCGCCGTATTCTGCACACTGTTCCTCGGCGAAAATGCCTACGGTGTCACCGATATCGAAGGCGGCGGCCTTGAGCACATTGTCAAGCAGAAAGGCTACGGCAATGACCCGCTGAATCAGAGAAGCTCCATCGGCTGGAAGGCTACGGAAACCGCAAAGCGCCTCATTGAAGAATACATGATCCGCTGCGAAAGCGGATCCGAGTTCTCCGCTGTTGCGGAAAGCAACTGATGAAAGGAGCATTTCGGTATGGCTAAGAAAAATGAGAAGAAGACCGTTCCCGTGTTCGTACCCAGAGAGTCAAAGGATGACCCCGATCTGTTTGTCAGCATCAACGGCAAACGGTATCTGATCAAAAAGGGAGAAAGCGTGTTTGTGCCCACCGAAGTGGCAGAGGTGATCGAAAACAGCCGCAAGGCGAAAACCTTTGCCGATCAATACATCGAGTCGGTCGCCAACGGCTGAGTCTTCACAACAACAAAACGGCGGACGGCTTGCAGGTCGTCCGCTTATTACTTTTAAGGAGAGATGCAAAAATGACATTTCCTTTATTGACCGCAAAACTGCAGACATTGCGACCGGGACAGGTGAAAGAAGCATGGCTTGCGGATGTTTGCAACAAACTGGACACGAAGATCTTCAAGGAGATCATTCTGACACATGAGCATTCACCCCATGTAAAAAGACCGCACTATACCGTTAAGGATGTGACTACGGACAGAAAACTGCTTGCAGAGGACGGATATGACGATGTGTATATGTGGTGGTGCTGTATGGAGATTGACCTGCAGTACGGCGACATGAACCGCTATGCCGTCAGCCGATCGCTGTTCAACGATGCCTACACCGACATGGCGGCACGGTGGACGAGAACCCACATGCCGCTGTCGGCAACGGATGACGATACGGGCAGTGTGCATCCCGTGCTGGGGGTGCTTGTATGAGAAAAAGCTATATTCCCGTGCCTGCGGTGAACCGCACGCAGGTGACGGATTTCAGGGGCATCAATCAGCACCCGGGAGCCAACGAAAACGAATGGGCTGACCTGTGCAACATGGTGGTGGACAACGGCTGTCTGCGCACGAGAAATGCTCGCGGGATTGCCGTCAATGAAATACAGACGGCTGACGGCGAAACTGAATCTCCCGACGTGTTTGTGCTGGCTTCGATGATCGAAGACATCTGTGCGTTGCATGACGGATATGCACTGATCACCGAGGGCGGTGAGTTGGTTGTGAACGGAAAAAAACTGCGTGCAGGTTCACCGAAAGCGGACACAAAAAGGTATCTTGTTCCCTTTGGTCGGTCGTTCATGATCCTGCCCGACGGGATTCTGTATACCCCCGAAGACGACGGCACATGGCAGTTTCAGAGTGTCGAAAACACCTTTGCGGCATCCTCTGCAACCGTGTGTGCCTGCGAAGCGGACGGCACGGAAATTGATGCGACATTTTCCGATACGGCTCCCGAAGATCCTTCCAACGGCAAGGCATGGGCAGACACATCGGGCGAAATGACTGTACTGCGGTATTGGTCGGCAGCGCAGAACATCTGGGTGCAGGCAACAAGTTTGTATATGAAGATAGCGGCGACGGGTATCGGACACGGATTCAGACAGGGTGATGTGGTTGCATTGGACGGCTTTTCCGTGAAAGAACTGAACGGCTCGTTTGAACTGATGAGAGTGCAGGACGACTTTCTTGTTGCGGTCTGTGTGAGTCTTTGTGCAGATTATGAGCAGGCCGCACCGTTTACGGTGAGCCGCAGTATGCCTGTGCTTGACTTCTGCATACAGCACAACAACCGTCTGTGGGGTTGCCGCAAGGGCAGAAACCACAAAGGCGACTATGTGAATGAGATCTATGCAAGCAAGCTCGGGGACCCGCTGAACTGGTTCTGCTATCAGGGCATTTCGACCGATTCCTATGCCGTCAGCATTGCTTCTCCCGGTGAATTCACGGGGGTGGGTACGACAACGGATGCGGTCGTGTTTTTCAAAAGCGACAGCGTAAGTGCCGTGTACGGTTCGGCACCGAGTGATTTTACGGTCACGACCTTTCAGTGTGAGGGCGTGCAACCGGGCAGTGCAAAGAGCGTGGTCACGGTCAACGGTGCTATTTATTATAAATCCTCCAACGGGGTCTATGTGTTCAGCGGCTATCAGCCGTATTGTGTTTCGGATGCACTGACCGCAAAGTGCACCGAAGCCGCCGCCGCGTGTGCCGGTGACAAATATTATATCCGCATGAAGGATGAGAAGAACGAAGATGTGTTGTTCGTGTATGACACCCTGCGGCATATCTGGGTTCGCGAAAACTGCATGCAGAACAGTCTGCTGTTTTCAAAGAACAATGCGGTGTATCTTGTGGCGCAAAGAGTGGTCGCTTCTGCATTATTCTCTCTTGTCTGGGTCTGGATGTATGTACATGACATCACAGCCCCCGACCGTGTAGAACTGCAACTGCTTTTTGATTATGACTTCGGCTCGGCGCAGGTTCTGTCTTGCGCTTACAAGGATGAAACGCAAGTGCAGGACATTTCCTTTGTTGCAGAAAGTGCAGACCTCGGGTTGCTGACACCCGACCACAAACGCACAAGCCTTTTGCAGATCCGTGTGAGCATGGAGAAGGACAGCATTCTGAAGGTGTCTGCGCAGTATGACGGCGGAGCATGGATTCAGTTACATGAAACCGTTGCAGGAAAACACATTGATTCCGTTTGCCTGCCTGTTACCTGCAGACGGTGCGACCGTATGAAAATTAAACTCGAAGGCTACGGAAACGTGACCGTGTACGGCATTACCCGCACTACGGAGAATGCAAGCGAGGTGAGCGTTTTAAGATGGTAAGATTTCCCTTTAAACCGAAAAGATGCAATGCACAGAACGTGCAGGAACTTGTTGCATTCATCAACGAACAGAATCTGAATCAAACGCAGGAACTGCGCATGGCTTTTGCACAGGTCAACCGCGAACTTGAAGACTTGAAAAAGGAGAGAAAAACATGAGCGAAGAAAAGAAAAAATATGTTGCGGCGGATGCAAGGGCCGCCATGCGGCAGTCGATCGGGCTGGATCCCGTTTCGATGGATTATGACTTTGACGGTGACGGAAAAGTAACCGCAGGGGATGCAAGAAGTATATTGCGGGCTTCGGTGGGACTGGATGATACAATGCCGACAACAACACCGACTGTCACCCCCGGATCTGCCACAGAACTTGCACAGCAGGCAGGCGGTTCCTTTGTGCCGACCACGTCAGCGGACTTCACCAAGGCCGCTTACAATGCCTATGCACAGTACAAGGACAACGGCGATAAGTACGAATACAATTACAATTCCGATCCGCTGTATCAGCAGATTAAAAACGATTATGTACGCACGGGAACGCTCGGTGCGGAGAACATTGCGGGCAAGGCACAGGCACAGACAGGCGGCTACGGCAACAGTTATGCACAGACCGCCGCACAGCAGGTATTTCAGGATGCAATGCTGGATCTGAATGATGTTGCCGTGGATCTCGAACAGAATGCCTACAGCCGCCACATGGACCGTCAACAACAGCGGCTGAATGAATATTCCATGCTTTCGGACATGGCGAACACCGCCTACGGAAAAGAGCTGACGGCAGCTGAACTTGCCGCACAGTTTGGTGACTACAGCCGATTCGGTGAAATGCTCGGTCTTGACCTGACACAGTATGCGACCGATGCAAAAGCACAGCAGGCACTCAACTGGGGCTTGCAGACGGGTGATTTCAGTCGCCTTGCCGCACTCGGCTTTGATACCTCTTATTTGCAGGAAACATACGACCTCAACCTCAAAGGAGCACAGCTTGACTATGCAGGCGGGGTTGCAGATATTACGGGCGATCTGTCGGAACTTGAAAAATACGGCTATTCCACCGAAGACGTGCAGAAGGCCAAAGACCTCAACTTTGCACTCACCGCCGCCGCAAACGGCGATTTCAGCAAGTTGAAAGACGTCGGCATCGACCCGACCTACATGGAAGAAAGTGCCCTTCGCGAAGCCGCCGCTTATTATGCAGAGTACGGTGACTTGAGCAAATTGCAGTCGCTGGGAATCAATACAAACTGGCTGAATCAGTACAACAATGCACTGTTGTCGATTCAGAAAGGAAATGCCATGCAGGCAGGCGGAGGACTCGGGACTCTCGGTTCATGGGGTAATTTGTGGAGCGGTTCGGGAAGTTCGGGCGGTTCCTCATGGGGCGGCTCTTACGGCGGCTCTTACGGTAGCTCTTACGGCTCGGGCGGCTCAACATCAGGCTCGGGCGGAACATCTGCTTATGATTCCGCTTATGAGTATTTAAAAAAATATGCAGGTGCGGATTATTCGGCATTTAACCTGATGCTGACGAATGCGGAGGAAAAATACGGCCTGAGTATGGAAGAGGTCAATAAACTGTATCAGGCACTCAGAGGATAAAGGAGGAATGACACATGGCACAGGTTGAAGGCAGTACCGCGAATCGGGACCGCACCAAAAAAGAAAAAGAAGAATTTTATGCAGCACAGAACACATCAAAAGATCTCGCTGACGTTATCAAAGATACGTATAACGGGATGGTGGACATTGTTGACAGCATGGGTGCGGCAACCGGTGTTACCAAAGAGGGGGATTGGGATAAATATAAATATTCATCCGGTTCTTCATCCTCGTCTTCCGGGTCATCTTCATCCAAAAAGACAACAACAAGCACACCGAGCACATCCGGCAAAAGCGTGAACATGTGGGAGAATCTTGCAACGGGCATGAAGAACACCGTCACGACCCTGATGGATGTTGCAACGGCACAAAAAACGGCCGAGCTGCGCGGTGAGGACGAAAAGACGATCTATGAAAAGATCATGTCGGGCGATCAGACCTATATTCAGTATTACGACATCAAGACGGGCGGTCTGCTGAGCGACGTTTCGGCGGTGGTTTCGTATGCAGGGAGTGAGGATGCGGATTTAGCATCTGCCGATACTTACAGTGTGGTCAAGGACGTAATTGCCCGTGTGAATAAAAACGGAGCCATACTCGGTGCATCCACCACGCAGAGTCTGCTGGATTCGCTGACGACTGTGTTGGAGCAGACAAGCGGATTTGAAGCCGAACGCACGGCACAGATGTGGACTGATGATGCCGATGCGTTGATCGACTGGTACGCAAGTGTGCAGGAGAAACTTGAAAGTGGGGATGCTGCTGCTCTTGTTAATTACCTGCGTACCGTTTCGGGTGTTGTGAACAGTGCAAACACAGCGGCAGAATATGTGCAGTTTATGGATGCGGACGAACGGCAGGCATATATTGACGGCGTTGCGGATCGACAGCAGGCACTTATTGACATTTACAACAGCATCGACATCAATCCGCTGAATGATACGCAGTTGCAGGAGTTGTTGCAACAGAAGGAAGACCTTGAAGCACAAAGATCTGCATATACCGATCCGGACGGAACAGCTATTGACTTACCGCCGATGGCACAGCTTCTTGATAATCTCGGCCTTGTTGACTTGGTTGACAATGAGGATGTTCTGGATGGTATTTTGTCATCACTCCAAACTGTCAATACAGCAATCGACAAACGGCTTTCTGCACTCGGATTTTCAAATGCGACCAATAAAGAATTATATGAAGCCTACGAGAATAACACATTGACAGAGTTTGCACAGAACCATCCTATTCTTGCTTCCGGGGTTACCGTTGTCGCGAATCTTGGGGCTGCACTTTCCGTCGGAGATACGATTGCATCAGGCTTTGGTTATTCTGACAGTGGTGCATATGAGATGCAGAAGATTTCTAACGTTTGGCGCAGTACCGCCGCACAGGAGTTTTCGGAATGGTACCATGAGCATCCCACGGTGGTCAGCGAGATTGTTGACAAGGGGCTCGGTTTTATTGATGTGGAAGATTCGGGCGAATGGCTGTATAATGTGCTGATGGCAGGTGCGGATGATCTGGCAAGAACAGGAGTTTCATCGGTGCTGACACTCGGTGTCGGCGGCGGATCAAAAAAGGTGATGAAAGCGCTGTCCACACTGCTCGCTTCGTCTTCTGCCATGAGCTCGCAGTTTGTGAATGAAATCGAAAACGGAGCATCTGCCGGGGATGCGTTGCTGTCTTCGTTCATCGGTGCGGTTGCGGAAGGTGCATCGGAATACATTTCGCTCGATCTGCTTCTGAAAGACGGCGGCGGTAATATTCTGAAAACAGTCATTAAATCCGCTTTTACGGAAGGAACGGAAGAAGTTGCAGGGCAAATTTTTGAAAACATTCTTGACCTTGCGATTCTACAGGATGAAAGCGACCTTGTCAGACGTTGGAATGAACTCAAAGACGAGGGAAACAGCAACACAGAAACGCTCAAAACGATTCTCATTGAAGAAGCGAAAGAAGCAGGATCGAACTTCCTTTCCGGTGCACTGAGTGCAGGCGGTACGGCAATCGGTACGGCTCCCGTTACGCAGGCAAAGACCAACGCGCAGAACAGAGCCTACGGCAAGGCAATCATTGCCGCCGAAGCCGTTCCGGTGCTTCTTGAAGAAGCGCAGAGTGTGCCCGGTGTGTCTGCTGAACTGCGAAAAACGGTCAGCGATCAGATGAACGCAGAGAAGCCCGGCAAGAGTTATGCAAAGAATGTCGGTCAGCTTTACGGTGAATACAGCACCGCCGCCACACAGCAGGCTGCGGAAGCTCGGCTCATGCAGATGGGCTTCAACGAAAACAAGGCTACCGTTGCCGCCGAAGCGATCGTCAAAGACATGCAGGGCAAGGATCTGACCAAGGAACAGAAGACGGCACTGAAAGACGATTCCGTCAAGCAGGTTCACCGAGAACTGCAAGAAAAAAACGCAGGGTGGTACATGCAGCTCAATAACCGTCTCGGGCAGGTGTTTGTCCGTCAGACTGCCGACACGGCGACGGTGCAGGCAGAAGAAAAGGCAGAGCACACCGAGCCTGTTGTGTTTTCCGCTGACGGTGTGGCGATTTCTCCGCAGGGGGTTACGCAGACCGCAGACGGAGAACAGCAGATCGTGGTTGACAAGGCAAGCGGTGCGACCATGGATGTGCAGGACCTGCAGCCGACGGACGAGCGCAGTGCCGCTGTGCAAGCGGTGCTTGCCGGAGACAGCATCGGCGCACTCGGTAAGGATGTGCTGTTGGGCACACTTGAGCAAGATGGTGATTCAGGTAATATCGAAATGTGGCTTGCAGGGTATGAGGAATACTACAAAGCAGGCTTGCAGGGGTTCAACAGCGCATCCGCTTTTGAACATGCGGTCGGCACGGATGATATCGGTGCTTATCTGACTGCCGATCAGAAAGAGGTTGCATTGCTGGCAGGGCTTAAAGAGCGCAATTACACCAACGGTGTGACGTGGATCACTTCGGGCAATGTGCACGTCAGCGAAACACAGGAGACGGAAGCAAAGATCCTCGATGCTATCGGCAAGGAATACGGACTGGCTTTCGTTCTGACGGACAACCTCGACGGTGTGAACGGCTTGTACGGCAAAGGAACGCAAAGCAACCGCATTGTGCTTTCTTTGGATGCTGAAGGGGGCATTCTGACTGCCGCCGCAGGGCATGAAGTGTTTCACTATTTGAAAGAAAATGCTCCGGATGCCGCCAATTCTTTGCAGAAATTCGTATTGCAGAGGTTGTACAGCACAAAAGGCTTTGACATCAATGCAGAGCTTGAAAAGTACAGCACCCGCTATGCGCTTGAAATCGACGGCATGACGGAAACCGAACAACGGCAGTATCTGCTTGAGGAGCTCACGGCAGACAGCATGTTCGGGGTGTTTGCAAGCAAAAAGGCGGTGGAGCTGTATGCACGCAAACAGCCGAAGGATGCAAAAAAGGTTGCCAAAGCAATCAACAATTTCCTTGCAAAGGTGCGTTCTGCCCTCGAAACGCTTGCATTCAAGGGGCTTGGCTCTGTGTCGGCATTGCAACAGCAGTATGACACGCTCGACGAAATCAGTAATCAGTTCTTCGCCGCCCTCGAAGAAGCCCGCATCAACCGACAGCAAAACAAAAACACCGCCGTCAACAACGACAGCGAAACGCGCCTTTCAAAAAAAGTTGACAAGGAAAACAAGCCAAGGTACAATAAAAAGAGTTCATATAACGAGCAAATGACATTGTATATGCAATGGAGTGAAAGCCAAAGCACACCATTGGGAGAAAAAAAGGTTTTCAAACTTTATAAAAACGGTCAACACCATTTGTATGAAAAAACGGAAGAAGGTGCCGTTGATCTTGGTGTTGTTAAAAAGACTGGTAAAAGGAGTGGAGCTTATGAGACCGCTAACAGAAAAAGAATTGATAAGACTTATGAACACGATGGTTCAAGTGGGCATTCCGGAGGAAGATCTGACGGATCTGATCGGCTGGGTGGACTCAGATCTGCACATGAGGGATCTGATGGAGATCTTCCGTCAGCACGACTTCAAGATGACGACACGCGAATGGACGGACGCGATATCGAGAGTCGTGACGAAATATTTGGATATGAACTACGACGAAATTCCGCAAGAATAACATCCGAAACAGAATCCCACAACGAGATTCTGCGTGAGTCCGATGTGAAGTTTGCGGAGGCAGAGGAAGCACTCGGAGAAGCGGTACAGGAAATACAGACCGAGCAGGGCGGCAATCTGAACGGCGAAATGATTGAAAATCTTGCCCAAACAGCCGCCGAAAAACTGCAAAGCAAATATGATGCCGAACAATTCAAAAAGGCATTTACGGACGTTTTTTCTTATCTTTCGCAGGGTGGTAACATAAAAACTGCTGTGGATGTGCTGTCGGACTTTTATTTGAAGGCATTAAATACGAGTCGCAGTGAAAAAATTGACTTTTCTTTGCAGGATGCAGTTAAGGAAACCATACGGGACTTGCGAAAAAATCCCGTCGTGCTGACAGAAAATCAAATTGCCGCAATTAAAAAAGTTTACGGCGATTATGCAAACTTCCACAAGGCAAGTTTCGGAAAGATCCTGTTCAAAAAAGAGGGCAATGCACCGACCCTTGCGGAACGTTGGGCGGATATTGCAAAAGCAAATCCCGATTTTCTTGATCCTCAAACGGCGGAAGCAGATCAACCGCAGGCTTTGCTTGATTTTTATGAAGCGACAAGACCGTATTGGTACAGCAAGGACAATCCGTTCGGAGCAACGGCACTTGAACTTGACACAGCCGCTTTGCACATGACCATGCAGACCCTGCTCGACTACTTACAGGCGACACGGCCGACTGCTGCCACAGATACTTACAAAACCAAACTGGATGAATATTTTTCAAATTCAGATGCGGACGAATTCTCAGCTGCAATGGCTCTTGCCGAAAAAACAAGGGACAAATCTCTGCAATACTACAAGCGACTGACCATTCAGCGTAAACGAAGAGAAACATATGAAAACAAAAACAATCTGCGCAAATCCATTCGCAGAAATGCAAAAAGACTTGCGGATCTGCTTGTCAACGAAACCGATCAGAAGCACATTCCCGAAAAACTGAAAGCGCAGATCAGCACATTCCTTGAGTTGTTTTACAAAGATGACACCACATTCAGCGAAAGTAAACTGCTTGCCCTGCAGGCCGCCTACAACGAATACGGCAAGGACGAAGAGCTTGGCACGATGTTTGACGAGGACATTGCAAACAAGATCGGAGAAATGCGTGAAGCTCTGCACGGGAAACGGTTGACGGCACTGAACAACAGCGAGCTGCAGGCTTTGAAGGAGTTGACACAGCATTTCACCAAGATCGTGCGCGACGGCAACAAGGCATTCTACCTTGGTAAAAGAGTAAGACTGGATGAGATCGGCACAGAAGCCGTTGTCACCTACACCAGAGAAAAGCCTGCACAGCAGATCAAGATGCTGAAAGCCGCCGAATCGCTTCTGCACACCAACATGCTGACTCCGAACAGCTTTTTTGACCTTCTGCAGGGGCCGCTTGCGAAGTGTTATGAACAACTGCTGTTCCACGATCAGAACATTTTCGGACGGTACATTCTGCATGGAACGAACTTTTTGCAGGCGCAGAAGAAAAAGTACGGCTACAACGAATGGAAGGACAAAAAACTGACCTTTGTTTCCGCTGACGGGGATGAAATCAACCTGACCGCCGACGAAGTTTGTATGCTGTGGGCAACATGGAAGCGTGAACACACGAGTGCACAGCAAGCGCGACACTTAGAAGAAGGCGGCATCGTATTCAAGGATGAGCTCGGCAGAAAAGGCAAACGCGGAATCAAGGATCGTTTGTTTGAGGTGCGTGACGGCTCGGCTCACAGACTGAGTGTGCAAGACATGGAAATCATCAGTGAGTTCATGACGGATGAGATGCAGGCTTTCACAGACGAGCTTGTCGGTTTTCTTTCCAAAGATGCTTCGGAATGGGGCAATGCCGTCTCCATGGAGAAGTACGGCATCAAGAAGTTCACAGAGAAGTATTACATCCCGTTCAACACCGCAAGCAACTACAATTTCCGCAAGTTCGGCACGGACATTGAGAACGGAACAAACCGCCTGATGAACCGCAGTTGGACAAAGCACACCGTGAAAGGGGCAAACACACCGATCATCGTGGATAACCTTACCGATGTGTGGTCGGGTCACGTTGCGGAAATGGCACAGTACAGTGCGTTTGCGCTGACCTTGGACGGCATGGAGCAGATCTTTAACTACCGCACACAAGTGAACGGTCAGGTCAGCCGTGTGTCGTCACTTATCAGCACCTACTACGGGCAGAAATACATGGACTACTTCACCACATTCATGACAGACCTGAACGGCAAAAATTATACGGATCCGCGTGATGATCTATTCACAAAGTATATCAGAAATTACAAGAAGGCGGCTGTATCGATGTCGTTACGTGTAACGGTTCAACAGCCGACATCGTACTTCCGTGCTTTTCAGGAGTTAGGTTTTACTTCTATGTTCGTTTTGCCCGGTACGAAAAAGACCTACGAAGAAATGCTCGAATACGCACCCGGTGTTACACTCATAAAAGAAGTGGGCGGTTTCGACAGCCTTGTCGGTAAAAGCATGGCAGGGTACATCGGACAAGAGCATTACACAGGGAAAGCAGTTTTCCGCAATCTGCGTAGCAATAAGCAGTACCGCAAAGATGCATTTGACAACGCTGCAGGTTTGATGCCCTCAAAAATGGATCGCATTGCTTGGCAGTCGATCTGGAAAGCAACGAAAAAGCAAGTCGCCAAGGAAACGAAGCTTACCGGCGGAGCTCTGCTCACGGTAACGGGTAAACGGTTTACGAAGATCATCAACGACACACAGGTGTACGGCTCGGTGCTTGCACAAAGCCATGCCATGCGAAGCAAAAGCCCGATGATGAAGATCTTAACCGCATTTATGGCAGAGCCGACAGTCAACTACAATATGCTTCTTCGTTTAGGCAGAGAGTTGACAAAAATAAAAGGTGCTTCAAACAAGGATAAGAAAAAACACTTTGTGCGAGCTGCTTCAATCGGACTGGGTCTTTTGATATCCTCGATTGCTCAAGAAGTATTAAAGGCAGCAGTCACATATGATGACGATGAAGAAAAAAGCAGAATTGAAGTTGGCCTGCAAAATATTATTAGTGGTTTGCTTGGTAATTTACCATTTAATTGGATCGTCGGTCTTAGGGACGTCATTACTCTGTTGCAGGGGTATAGTCTTGATCGTGAAGAATTTTCAGTAATCACAGATATGTTGGATGCAATCGGGGATTTATTCAACGGTGATATGTCTGCAGAAGATAAGGCACAGTCGATTGTTTCTGCTATCACTGCACTTGCAGGGTATCCAATCGGGAATGCTTGGAGAGATGTGGAAATGATGCTCAGAACGATAGCAGCCCTGTTTGATGATGAGGAAGATGCATTTGAAACAACGGCTACCACTATAGAGTATTCACTCAGGGAAAAATTCTCATTCTGGAGTTCGTCATTGCTGAATGATATGGGTATTACCTACGATAGCAGTACGGAGAAATACTTTGAGCGTGCATTTGAAGCATTGCAAAAAGGCGATGTGCAGACCTATAATGACACCCTCGACTACATCCGCAGAAAGAGCACCATTGATGAGGATGACATTCAGAACGGCATTGCCAATCAGATCGCATTGTTCAGCGAAGATGCTTTCTTCGGCGCCTTGTCCCTCATGGTCGGTGACCTTGACAGCCATGGTGAAATGGTGGATGCACTCATTGACCTCGGTATAGAAGAAGATACTGCAGTCAAGGGGATTGAAAAGGTAGAGGCAAACTACAAAGAAATGCTCGAAGATGCCGCCAAAGAGGAGCTGAACGGAAAAACCGCACAGCGTGACAGCGTGCTTGCACAGCTGACGGACGTTCTCGGAGATGCGGACAGCATTGAAGATCTGTATTCGTACACGTTGGAAGACGTGCGTAATGCACCCGAAGAAGACGATGAGACCCTGCGAGTTACCGCAAGCGATATCGGCACTGCCGTGCTCAACGGACGCGTTGATACAACGGCCGAAGCAATCGCATATCTGCGTGAACATGACAAGAGTGACAGCGATATCCGTTCCGGTGTTACGAAAAAGGTTAAAGATGCGTACCTTGCGGCCTATGATGCAGATGATTATGACCGAATGTCGCAGATCATTGATGATCTGTTTGCATTGGGAATCGGCTATGATTCTTCGGACTTTGAAGACTGGGAAAAGAAACACACAAGCGATCGGTTTGATGCCGATTATGGTGATGAACTGAGTGGTATCGTGTCGGCAAGAATGAACCGTGATTTTGCCGCATACGAGGCAGGTGTGCAGGCATTGCTTGACAGTGATTATGAGCAGGATGCTGTTTTCAGTGCGTTGAATTCCGCTATGGCTGACAATGGCTACACGCAAAAGCCCGAAACGGGTTATCTGTATTGGTACGGTGATATCAAGTATGCACTTCGTGACAACGACACGAAATCTGCGAACCGCATGATCGACTACATGATTGAGCATGGGAAAGAAGAAGGCGATATCAAGTCCGCAATCACAACCGAATTCAAGCCTGACTATGTGGAAGCAATCACAAGCGGTGATTATGCCACGGCTGACAGAATTGCCAGTCTTCTGTTTACCACCGGATTGTATGAGCAGAAAACTCTTGACAAATGGGTTAAGGATGCACAAGAAAACTAATATTTTTCAACAGACGGGGAGAAATCACACTCCCCGTTTTGTTATGCTCTTATTATCAAAACGAAAGGAGGTAATTCCATGGAAAAAATATTTGTAGTCTTCGATGTGGAAGATCAGACCCTGCGTATGCACATTCCGACCGCTACCGTCCGCGCCGGTACAAAAGGAACTTATTTTGCAAAGATCTTATTTGATTCCGTGTGGCAGAATGTGCAGGACATTCGAGCCGGTTTTTTCAGGGACAGTGTTTTTCACCCCTTATGTCTGACCCAAGACGGCGAAGACAGAACTTATGTCTGTGAAATTCCGCCGCAGGTCATAGCCGAAGCGGGGCAATTCGGTATGGGCTTGTTTGCCGGCAGTCAGCTGATCACAAATACTGAGTTTGTTCCTGTTCTGCCGAGTTTTAAGAACGACATTTTTAATAACTCGGATTTTCTTGACTGGTTCGGAGCGACGGATCAATTCATAGCAGCATTGCAAGAGGCGATAGGAGCAAAAAGCCCGATAGGGCATCACCACAATGACAAGTATTTCACAGAAACCGAGATAGATAATATCCTGAAATCCTATGTAACGAGTACCGTGTTTCAGCAGACACTCAGTACACATAACGCCGCTACTGATGCGCACAGTGATATCAGAGCGTTGATTTCTACCATAACGAACCGACTGAACGCGGTTCTTGACAGTGATGACATCACTCTCGACCAACTCAGTGAGATCGTTGCGTACATCAGAAACAATGCAGATCTGATAGCAGGGATCACGACAAACAAGGCAGACCGTATCCATACCCATGATGACAGGTATTTTTCACAGGAGGCAGGTTCGCAATTGGTAAAAAGTCTTGCTCGTGTTCCGGTTACCGTTACCGAAACCGTCAACGGCTCGCAGATGGTGCTGACCTGCGATCAATCACTTGATCAGGTAAAGGCATCAGGTGGCTCTCCGTATGTGCGGTATATGCTCGATGTCGGTGCGGCAAGCGGTGCTTCACTTATTTGTTTTGCCGAAAAACTGTCAGAATCTGCAAATAATATCGTCTTTGCCTCGACTCCCGACATCAATGGACAGACACATATCTTCACAATTGACAGCAGCGGCACGAACCACACGGTGTTTACTGCAATGGAGCACTTTTATCCGGCAATCAGAATATCCGAAGACAATCCGGATGATATTCCGAATGTTTGGGCGGTATGGAAATATGCACAGCCGCAGAATCTGATAATTGATGCTGTTATCAATTATTCGCAAGAAACAATAGCCCTTGATTCTTCAGTAACAGCGGAAATGTTTGAGGAGGCTTATGCCGCAGGAAAAGATGTGTGTCTTCATGCAACCTTATCCGATGCAGGCATGGAAGGGGTTATGCTTACAATTCCGCTGACGGCAGCAAAAACTTCTTATCTCTATTTCAGCACGGTAACTGATTTATCGCCGCAAGCCGCCGGGAACTATAATATGATCGCTGTTCCTGTTACTCGAACATCGCTTGCAACATACGGTATTTCCATCAAAAAAATCAAATTTGAAGAAACATAAAATAAAAAGGAGGACTTATTATGACCAAATTAACCATCATCACCGGTTCGCAGGTGTGCGGCACGGTGGACGTAGCAGTAAAGGAGAACGGCGAGCGTACGGTTTACAGCCTGCCTGTCGGTGTGGAACTGACGGTATCGGATGCCGTGGCTCAGGCGGCAGTGCAGCAGTGCGACTGCCTTGTCGGGTACTTCGTTGCCGATGAAACAGCGGTTGCCGGCTTGCCGACCGCAGGCATTGCCGACGGCAGC